CTCCACGTTCTCAGCTGTCACTGGAATACTCCAGCCAAGCAATATCATATTATGTCCCGGCTCTGATCTGAATTGCATGCTCAACGATCTCCCGGTGCCCCTAAGTTTTGTCTTTGTTGTGATGACATCTTGTGCTGTATTGAAGTTGTCCTCTTGCACAGGAACATCTACCCACACAGCATCATCTTCCCACACGTTGTCGTCTGTCCACAGTCCATCAAACAATATCCATGTACCAGAGGGAATGGTGGGAATGAACAGCTGTCGATATCTGTATCCCTGAAACTCTCGTCCCCATTTCTTACTATCAACAGACGTCACCCAGTTCCATGCAACGCGTGTCTTACATGCAGAAGGATTAACCACCTGCAGCGAATCGTCATCTGCTACTTCAAAGTATTCCTCTGTACGCAGGAAATGCAAAATCACCTGTCGTGCGTTCTTGTTAGCACCCGGATCAAGCATTGTATTAAATGCAGAGATAAGATAGCTCTCTTCTTCAGACTCACCTAGATCAGAAAAGTCTCGAGCCTTGTTAAACTCTACAATAGAATACCTACTGAAGTTATCAATATACACCATCTTTATCGTAGGCACACTACTACTCACGTCACTAACCGAAATAGCATACTTAATGTCTACACCAAGTTTGTATGTAGTGAATGCCTCAAGCAGTACATTGTATACAAGTACGCGGTTAAGAACTTTAGCACAATCATTGTTACCATTAAAAAACCACATCACTTGCTTTTTCTTATAGTCGTATACACCTACAGCATCTTTTAGGCATGCTGTTTGAATAGCAGCGTAGTAGTTTTTAATCTTATCATCAGACAAACTGACTGCCCTTAGCGCACTACTGAACAGCGTGCTAGTATCTTCTTCGATCTTGTAGATGCCATCCTCTGCAAAAAACATAATACTGTTTTCTACTGTAACAATAGCATTACGAGACAAACATGGAACATTAAGCAGCTTCCTAACACCATAGTCAGTGGCTGTAAAGATTTTGCTATTGCCTCCATCCAGTTCCCACACACCTGTACTTGTGAATAGCAGCAGCGAAGAGCTGAGCTCTCGCATAGCAATAACCTTACCCAAGCCAGTGATTGTTAGCTGCCCACCATCTGTGTCTAGCACGTCACTCATAGACTCTGATGTTGGATCAGACTGCTGGTAGCAAAGGCCTGCCTTCTGTTTGCTGGTAAGTATCTGTGAAAAGTAAACAGAGTCAGCTGTCAGTCCACCATCAATACCAGAATACCAAGCACGTCCGGCATAGAAAGCTGTAGCCTCTGGTCCAAATACAGCAAGGCAAGTGCTAGCATCTGGCTTTATTACAACCTCTAGGTCTACATTACCAAGCTCTGTAAATGTAACAGTGCCCGTGCAGTCGAAAGGCATGTCAATAGTGAAGGTTGTATCTGTTGGAACAGTTACAATTTCGTGGAAGCCAGTAAGACTGATAGCCCTAGTAAGTGTCTGTGCTTCTAGTTCGTTGGTGCCTTCCTGAGTAATTTCCAAGTCAAAGATTGGAGTGTCAGAATCAGGAATAACCACAGACCACAGAGTAGTACCAGTAAGATCATGTGCAATAGTGATTACATCACCAACAGCACTGGCTGTGTAGTTGGAGAGACTATTAATCTCTGCTGCAAGAGCAGTAGCCACTGCACTAGAGCTACTACCAGTGCTAATGCTAACAGGAACAAGCTGTTCACTGCGCCCTTCTGGCTCGTCAGTAGAGCCGAAGTTAAACCAGAAGTAGTAGCCAGAACTGTCTGGCTCTTGGATAACAAAAGCAGCCCCAAGCATGTCAAGAGCTGAGGAAAAGTTAGTGACTGTTAGTGTGCCTTCCTGTTCTTGGGCTACACTAGCTGCAATCTCTACTTCGCAAGTGCCTTCGTTGTTAGAAATGTATACAACATCACCAACTTCTAGGTTGTGTACAAACTCTGAGGTAATAGTAGATGTTGCATCATCAATATCTGTGATGGCAGCAACATTCTGTCCAGTAAATGCATACGTTTCATCAAAAATACTGGCAATACAGCGGCCCCTTGGTGCCAGACTGTTACCAAAGTTAATTTTAATCAGCTCTGTCGGAGAGAATACATTACTGCTGTCCCTTCCAGCTGTCCAAATGTCCGCATTAGAGGGATATTTAGCCTGACTGGTAAAGAATAGGTCAAGATTGCGATCCGATCCTGTACGATCACCCCAACCTTGGTTGATTAGATTGTATTCATGCTCAGGTGAGAGCTCTGTAGGACGTACAGCAGGCTGTAGGTTATCTTCAGAGCCATCAAAGTCACGCTTAAGAATGTCAACAGTGCTAATTGTAAACTCATTGTCACATACATCATACTCAACAATGAGAGTTTGAATATACTTACCTACAATAAACAAATACCCACGCCCAAACGATGTATCAATGTTACCAGTGGTAACTTCATCGTCTGATGCAGTGGGCAGTTTATAATCGAGCATGTTAATCTCTAGACCAGCAGGCTGGGTAGAGACTGTATCTCCCTCACGATAGAGGGTGATGTATTGACCTATCCTGACACCAAGAAAATTAGCATCAGAGTTACCACCGGCATCTTTCCAGTGGAACATTTTAGCAGCAAGGTTGTCTGAGAATGGAACGTCACTAATGATTTCAGCACCATTAGTTTCAACCCCAATACCTAGACGACGTGCTACTGATCCGTTAGTACGCAGATCAAAGTTGACGATATTCAGACAAGAGTTCTGTGGGAATTCCAACGGACTTGCATCCGTAATCAGACCCGTAGCAAACGTAGTAGATTGGAACTTCCCTTCGCCTCTTGCCACGATTTATCCCTTTGCAGTAGTTTTCTTTTTATTGCTCATTCGATCTAGATATTTAGCAATTGCTTCTTTAACGAGAGCAGGACTTGTGTACATGCCTGTAAGTTCTTGAGGGAGCTGTCCACCCTGTGCAAACTTAGCGCAGTAGAGTCCTGTGTTTTTAATCCTGTAAATCTTGATAGCTTTATCGTTGTCCGTATAAAACTCAAGGTTCTCAATGTCCATTCTTATCTCCTGCCCCAGTCAGGGCGTTCATTTAGAAGGTAGTTGCCTACCCTGTATTTACCACGAGCCAGTCGTGTCCGCTGTCTACGGCTACGCTGCTCTTCCTTCTGGTTGGGCATCTGCTTCAGGGAAGTGAATGCCACAGACTTTGCTTCAGCAAGCAAATAAGGGAATGCCTTTGATGGCATGTCAGGAATAAACTCATCAGACAGAGTGAACACTGGCTCATAGATAACCATAGCCTGTGTCTTGTGTGTCTGCAGAGTGTCCTCTACATCTTTGTCCCAACTATCAAACACCAGCCACTTGTCATCAAATGTTGTGACATAGCTCGGTGCTCGATCATTGTAAATAAGCAAAGGGGTTTTGTTAAAGTCATAGATGATGTCAACTCGAGAGTCATCTGAATTACGGCCCATCACTCTGTCCAGAAATTCTGACGGCTCAATCAGGTCGATGTCTTGCCAGCTATGACGAGTTACATCCTCACCCTGCTTATTATACTTCAGCCACCTGAGTTCATATACACGCTCAGGCACCCGCATAAAATTAGGCTTCTCACTGTCCGTGCTTGCTTCCACCTGTACAATACGTCCAGCATGGGGCCAAGTACGAGAAGTGAAAAGTTCATAGTAGGTCGTGCGAACAATGTTAGCAACTTGCATACTGTCAGGAAGATCAGCAATGCTATTCACATAGTCATAGTCCATGTCGGACATGATGTCCTGCACAAGCTCTAACAGTGTCATCTTCATATATTAAATCCCTTAGTTAGACAATGGAGGGGAGAGAAAGTTCTCCCCTCCTATTGCTTACTTAGATGACGTATTCCACAACGAGACGGAACGCGCCAGCCGTCGCAGTACCACCAGTGACAGCGACAATGTAGGCATCAGCAGCCAACGAAGCCGTACCACCAACCTGCGCACCATTGCACAGCACCACTTTGTTAGCCGCCAGATCAGCAGCCGCAACAGCAGCATCAATGCCATCGGCATCAATTACAGTGCCATCCTGCTCATACGTACCAATCGTAAGAGTAGGAGTCGTACCGGCCAGAGCCGTTTTGACGAGGATAGTGGCAGACTTGATCCAAGCGCCAGCGGGGAGATACGCCTTCAGCGAAGAAAAGCTGTCAGGAGTAGAACCGCCACCGGCGTCCTTGTCAAAGCCCGGCAGGTTGTCAACGTCGAAGTCAACAACCAGCACACCACCGGCCCCATAAGTTACAACCTTGTGAACGCCACCCACAGACGGGATGCCGTCACCACCATAGCGCCGAGTAAGACCATCGGCATTTGTGAAAGTGCTAGCCATTTGTTACCTCCTTAAGCAACCAGCGGGTTCGAGAGAATCGTGACAAGGTTCTCCGGGCGATACAGCTTGGTGCCGTAACGAGCGGTAGTCACATATTCGTAGCGTTGACGATCCTTGTTGTATTCTTCGTCAACTTCGGGCATCTGACGCCACGCACCAATGAAGGGCAGGACATCGCCAGCAGCAGAGAAGAACAAGTTGGCAACGTAGTTGGTAGCGGTGTCACCGTCAATCGTCTCAGAAGCAATCTCAGGCAGGAACGTGCTTTCATACACGTCAAAGCCGTAGACGTTCTTGATGAAACGCATACCGGTGGTGATACCAGTACCAATCAGGCCTTCCCACTGCGGGTTGTTGGACACGTTCACCAGATTGGTGAGGGTCTCCAGCTGATACGCAGTAGCAGGATCAACAATCGCCACAAGGCTGTTCAGAGGAACATTGGCCTTACGGAGACTGTACTTCGCCTTGGCAAAGTCAGCAGGAGCGATGATGTCAGAAGTACCACCAGCAACGAACCGATGCGGCGCGTCGTTAATGGTGTTCAGATCAGCAAGCGTCTGCTGGTTGGACAGGGCAAGCACGTTCTTTTCAACGTGTTCCATGATCGCCCGGCGCTGCTTCGGCACAAACGAGCTAACCAGCTCGGAAGTGTAGAACGCATCCTGCATCATCTTCTTGGTGATGTAGGTGGCGGACGACAGGTACTCGGTGATTTCAAACGTGAAGTTACCAGTATCCATCGCTTCGTACTGAACCGGCTCGTCTTCCGCGTAGTCATACGTGGTCGCCTGACCGATAGACGGGATGTTAAACACATCACCCTCAGGGAAATCGGAGAGCCACCGGACATAGCCAGTTGCCATCAAATCATCCTCAAGGATGTCCTTAAGTTCGCGGCCCCATACTTCACCGCGGATGAGGTTGCCCCCAATGTTAGTTGTAAAAGCCATTTCCTACCTCCTTATTTGTAGAAATCATCACCTTGTTCAGCAGCACGTCGATGCATTTCAAGTTGCACCTTGGGCGTGTAATATGCTTTAGGATCATCCTTCCGCATCTGCTGATACCACTTGTAAGAATAAGGCCGAACCACACCAGTACCTTCAAAGCTAGCAGTGTTAACGCTGCTCTGTCGGGCTGACGGGCTCTCCTGTTTATGTGTACCAGTAAGTCCAATCAGATTGTAAAAGGCTTGCGGAGAGTGAGATGCTGTATCCTGCAAGAATTCAACACTCACTCCCAGCTCATCTGCTTTCTGCTGGAGAGTGGCATTAGCCTTTTCTCCCCAAGCTTCGACAACACGCTGGCTTACAGCCTTAATGTTCTGAGCTTTCCTCTCATCATCTGAGATTTCCTTATAGGTACTCTTAACCAAATCCTTCAAAGCATCCGGTGTGATATCCGCAGGAGGGTGTTCCTGTGAATCACTACTCTTTCGTGCTTCTAGAATTTTATTCAGAGCTTCTTCCGCATTGAGGCGCTTACCCAAGTCTTCTTTCAACTCAGACAGTTCTTGCTCAAGACGTGAGATATGCGTCTGTGCATGCGGGATGCTACGAAGCGCATCATCCATGCTCTTGTACTTCTTACCTTCACCGATGAGGTCTGTCAACTCTTCGGGCACTGAGGGAGCAGCATTGTTTACTGGCTCTTCAGTAGGGGCCTGCTGGTCAGCAGATTCAAACACATTGTCAGTCATATTAATCTCCATCTCCGGGTAACAGGTCGTACACTTCAAGAAGTGCATCACGGTAGCCATTGGCATGAGCTTGCTTATAGGCCCAAGACGGGTTGTCGTAGTCTCGGAAGTGCATCTCTGTGCTCTCTAGCTTTGCTTCAAGAATAGACCTGAGCTTGTCCCAAATATCTTGGCGTGCCATCAGGTCTCTCTTAAACTTTTCCCTCTCTTGCAAGTCTTGAATGTGTGAAATCCAAGCAAGCTTTACTTTGTCAGTATTAGCTTTCATATCACCTCATAACTGGAACGCTAGCTTCTTGCATGGCTTGTTGTTCCATCTCGCCAAGAAGCTGTTGAGATTGTACCTGCTCTGTAATACCCACGTTCTCGCGGAAGAGCTGATACCGTTGCAGACCCATCACATCCTCAACCAAGCTAGCCAAAGCAATGGCAGAAGTATGAGGCTCTAGTTTAACACCGATACTGCTGTTAAAGATTGTAGACACGTTTTGGATAAGCTGTGCCCTTGCGGCAAAGTGTCGGCTGCCCATAGCACGCAGCTTACCCTTAGCTGTGATGTCTTCTTTGGTGATGGTGATGAACTCCTCCACACCAAACTCGTCATCAATAACCCGTACAACGTCAGCATGGTCGAGCTTACGTCGCGCAAGTTCCAGCATCATGTTAAGAGCAGGCTCAACCAGATTGATTTCAAAGTTGTTAACCTTCTCTTGGAAAATCCTACCTGCAGCATTCTCGAGAGTCTGCACTTCAAACGCTGTCTTCTCTCCCGGAGTGCGGATGCCCATCGCTTGGCGAGGAGCACCAGCCATTTCTTCCATCTTGTTTTCCATAGCCTGAATATCATTCTGTGCAGCAATGACAGCTTGCAGGCTCTTGCCAAGTTCTAGGATGTTGCCGTCATCTCCCATGTCGATGACTTCTCCCGGTCCCCAGCTAAACTCTTCAACATTACCACTAACCCCAAGGGGCGGATGAATAGCCAAGTCCATTGCATCGGCCTTAGCATTCTCCAGATGGTCAATGCGGTATTGCATCCCCACCAGATTGTCCAGCGGACCCATAGCATACAAGTTATCTTGGCGCAGCCTCCAGCCAACGTGAAGCTTGTAGCTCGTTCCAAACCACGAAGGCAGGGGTTCGTCAAGGGCAACGTACGAACGGTCAACCACGGTGATCCTACGGCCTGTGAGCAGCTTATTATTCACTGTGTCGTAGATGTCTCCTTCAAACTCGAGCAGTTCTACGTAGCCACTGGAATAATATTCATACAAGCTACCGAAGCCATCAACAGAAAACCCTGCTGCTTTGTCTACGTCTGTAACTTTATAGTTACCAATGTATCCCCTCACTTCCTTCACCTTCTTCAGTGCCTCAGCAAAGGAAGGATGGTCAGTGTAGATGTCCTTGTCTTTCTCTAATTCCCCGATGCTCTTAACATAGCGGCGAATCTTGGGGCTGCTCTTAAAGTCTGGAGCTGTTGGGTTGAACACAATATCTAGTGGTGAGATGCGGATAATATCAGGGCCAACATACAAGATGTCGTCTTCCCCGGTATCCTCATTCTGCCGTGTCTCATACACCCACACAACTTCAGCAAAGGCATTGCCATAATCAATGTAGTCGTACACCAGCTGGCTGAATGTCTGCCGCAGGTTACGCTCTTGAATCTTGTTCTTAATGTAATTCGTTACAGCTTGCTTGACAGCAATGTTAGCTGCCTCGAGATTACCTGCCTGCCACATAGCCCACTCTTCATTAGAGAACATGGCACTGATGTAGTTGGAATGCAGGTTGTCTCTGAGCTGGCACAGCTTGGGAATCGTAGTGGAGTTTTTCCACGGCAAGGTTTTGTTGGACGTGGTAGAAGTGTCTGTAGCAAACAGGTAGTTGCGCAGCTCTTTCTTTTCTTCAAGCCAGCCCTGCCGCTGCATATTCCAGCTGTCCCACATACCACCAATAGCAGAGCCAAGCTCTTCCCTGCCAATGAGGTTTTTAATCTCTGCTACTTTACCACTCATTTAATTATCCTTGCTTGCTGAATTCAGGAATACTACCAAAGCTGTCCTTTCATCCCAAGGCAGGTTCTCTCCCCTAATCCTAAACTTGCCTCCCTTATAAACAGAGACGCTGTGTGTGTCATCGCCTAGAAGTGCTACAGCTTTCTCTGTCATGCTACGCCTCCAAACCTGCTGTTAAATGTAAGCTTACCTTTGCTCTCTTTCATCCTAGCTCTAGTAGGAGGCACTGCAATTTGTACAGCAGACGCCAGCGCATCAATCATATCGTCATGCGGCGGATGTGCCATAGTCAGTTCTTCTTCCAAGCTCTGGCAGTTACCGCCAAGGTAGTGCCACATCTGACCATTAGCATAGCGTGGTTCTAGCACAGCCATCACACGCTCACCCTTATTACCCTCATGCCTCGTAGGCTTATACTCATCAATGAACAGAGACAGGCCGTTAGGCTTAATGTAATTGTTCTTAATCTCCTGAACAATCACTGTCTGTGCTACGTTAGCTTCAGCCCTAATCTTTCTGAAGTTCCACTTCATGTACATACTCAAGATGAGGTTGAAGTATTCACTCAGCTTGTCTGTCTTCATTCTGTCTACATCTAGAATGTAGATGTTGTTATCTGCATCCACTCCTATTACAACAATCGCAGTGTAGTCAGCCTTCTTGCTCTTCGTGTAAGCGAAGTCAATAGCAGCAAATACATTCAGCTTGTTGTCTTTGAAATACCAGAACCCGTGCTTGTGCTCGAGAAATTTCTTGTCATAATACTGAATAACATCTTTACTAATTCTCTCTTCACCGGGTGCATTCGGATTGTTATAGTATTGAGAATAGTAGTGAGTTTTATCCAGATACTTTGCCCGCTTACGAGCAAGTATAGCTGCATCAAAGCCAAACCATTTTCCATCAGCGCGTTGCTGACGCGGCCATAGAAACTCTCCTGTCCCGTCGCCACGATCTTCCACCTCACGCTGAAACAATTCGTATACAGGACGGTGCTCAGTAAGCTCTCCATCTTCGTTGTATACATCCTCTTCCATTTCAAGAAGGGTGTCATACAAATCCTTCGGATGGTAGCGCGTTCCTACTGTCCACTCCCTACTGTTACCTGAGGCGATAGAAGCAAGCAAGCTGTATGCTTCCTGTACTTTGTTGCGCCCCTCCCCTGTGTATGCATTTTCTCTGACAACTACGTCATCAAGAGCTACAACATCAAAGTGCAGGCCAGTGATGGTTGTTGTCAAGCCAGCAGTAAAGATGGTTGGGTCTCGTACTCCCTCCTGCTTGCGCAGGGGATGATCTAATGCAATCTCCCCTGTAGTCCAACGCTCCCGCTTACTCTCTTCTACATTCACCATGTCAGGCCAGAACTGCCTATAAATCTTGCTGGTGATAATGTTCTTAATGAAGTAGAGCTGCTTCTCTGCTAGGTTGGATGTAGCACTAATATACAATACTGTGAGTGCTGGGTTCTTTGTAATCTCCCATGCTACCCTGTATGCAAGCATCCTACTCTTGCCGTGATCTCGCGGCAGTAGTACGAGCTGGTGCGCCTTAGCATCTGGCCTAGTCCACCACTGAATAAGCTCTTCATGTATTCCCCCCAACACTTGGTGCGGAGATACAAGCTTAATGAAGAATGAGAGATCGGCTTCTGCCCTTTGACGCAAGTGCTCAATTCGGGAGTCTGTCGCCATTCTCTTCCTTCATAAGACGGTCCCAATGCTCATCCAAATCCTTCACAATGTTGGCTTGGATTTTCTTTTCTCGTTCAATCTCAGCCTTAGACGGACGGCCTCGCTTGCCTTTCCAAGCACCCTCAGCCAACCACTTAGCTGCGCTGTCCTTATCCTTAGACATCCGAACAAGGCTTTTAATTCCCTTGGAGCGCAATTTAATTTCCTGCTCGTCGCGCCACTGCTCAATGTAGGAGAACAGAATCTTGTTACCAATGATGCGCTGCCAGTGCCGCCAGTTCCCAAACACTGCCATCACAAACTCCCACTCAGTGGGGTCGTCATAGGACAGATAGAGACGCTTGAGACTCAAGTATTGCACACCATCCTTCTCATAGTCATCGTCCTTGAGAGTGAATAGCGCAGTGTGCGAAGTTACATTCGTCTCGAGAAACAAACTAAGAGTGCGGAAGTTTCCAATCTCATCTTTAAGCTGTTCGCGTGTATACATTACGCCACCTTCTGGATGTAGGCAAGAGCATAGTAGCGAGCAATGACGCTGCTGCCTGTACCTGCATTGCCCGTATTGCCAGTGATTGTATGTGCATGACCACCGGCAGAGTTGATAGACATACTATGCGAGTGGTTACCAGCAGAGTTGGTGGAGTAGTTACCGGGACTACCGGGAGCCCGTACTACAGCCTGTCCACCGACAACAGAGATGGTGCCAATCGGAGCAAATGAATACGAGTGGTTGTGGTTGCCTGTAGTAGAAGTAGAACCAGTATGCGTGTGACTACCAGCACTGTTCGTCTGCATGTCACCACCACCATGCGAATGCTCTGGGATGGTGCCCTCACCAGTTTCATCTACAGCGTACGTGCTTCCAGCACCCACTACAAATCTGTTACGCAGATCAGGTGTACCGTTAGTACCATCACACAACTGCCAGTCTGTCGGGATGGAGGCAACGCTACCACTCCACATAACAATACTACCAAGAGGAATACCATCAGGAACTACAAACCCGTCAATAAGAGCCTTAAGCTCATCAAGCGCTGCTTGTACATTCTCTGCTGTCAGGCCGCTAGTCAGGTTATCATAAGTGATTGCAAGTGCTGCGCCAGTAGCAAAGTCAAGAGCTTTCTGCGCCCAGTGGAATGCAGAGAACATATCAGGGTCTTCAAGAACAGGAACGTCCTCATTCTCTGTTGCCCACTTACGGGCCAAGGCTTCCCATTCAGCAGCCGCAGCAGCAGCTGCTTCAGCTGCAGCAGCTTGCTCAGCAATCAGCTCACCACTAACAGAGCGCCGAAACTCATCAAAGCTATCAAAGCAAATACCGTCAATACAAAACGAGTTGAGGTCGATACGTTCAACATTCAAGATGTTGTTTGAGTTCATGTCCAAGTCTGCTTCCATAGAGTTGGGAAGCAGTCCTGTACGACTCAAACTATCAGTAGTTGCTGTCTGCAGAATAGCTAGTGCTGTATTAATATCTTCAGCACTAACAGGGCTAACTGTCATCTGCGGAATGGTAGGTTTATTAGCCATCTAAGATTTCCTCTCTACGATACTTGTTCCATCCGCGCCAGCCACCAATACGTACACCGAGATAGATGGGCACTTTGTAGCGCGCCTTGCGCTGCTTAACTACCATTGCATCGTGCATAACAAGGTCTGCTGTCTTGCGCTCAATAGGCTTACCGCATGCCCTTCCATGTACGTACAACCAGTCGTGTGCGCATGCTTCCTCTTTAGCCCTGCCCTTGAACAGCAAGTAGACGACAGGCAGTCGCGGCACACTATCCCAGTCAAATTCAAATCCCTTCTCTACTGTGACGTTACAGCCAAGACGTTCAGAGTAGAACGTCCAGTCTTCTAATACAACATCCTTCTTTTTATCTCGAGGAGAGGTTGTAGTTTTAAGCTCGCTGTATTGTTCCCAGCGCATTACGGGCGAACAACCACTGGGTTGACAATCTGTGTCGGGATAGTCACCACTTCAGGCGACGGACCAATAGCTGGAGCAGGGTTGAGGCCGCTCGGGAACATTAGAGCACTGAAGCCAAGCATCCCAAGGATGCCGCTGTTCTGGCTCAAGAAGTTCCACACTGGGCTGATGCGCTGTGCGATTTCATTATCACCACCACCGCTACCACCAAAGCAGGCAAACTCATCTACGCCGCTAATCCTAATCTCTTCTCCGGGCTTCGCTGTGAGCCTGCAGGCCGGGACATTAATGCGTGTAGCTTCCATAGCAATCTGTGAGCTATACAACACTGCATCTCGCTCCGCACCTGCACGGATAATCTCCGGTGTACAGGCAGACATGAGTGGCAACGAAAGCATCACCAATACCAGAAGAATTTTTTTCATCATATAGCCCCTCATGCAAATACTTTAGTCATAATCATTGTAGCCACTGTACCAATAACACCAATCAATGTAGCACTTACAGTGACAAGCAACCAAAACTGAAACCGCTCTTCTTTTACTGTATGTGCTACTAGTGTTGCATGTTGCTCTGTTTGATAGTTGCTGATGTTATCTAGTCTAGTGATGATGTTCGTTTCTCTCAGACATGCCTCTGATTCGTGCTTAGACAGATTGGCAACATCCTTAGCTACTTCCCGCTCCACCTCATCGACACGGGCGCGCAGTACATTATGATCTGAGTGGAGCTGCTGCAAGCTATCATCTAAATGGTCAAACCTGACATGCAGATTCCTAACCATTTCATGTGTGCTGCGATCTTCATCAGTCATTACTCAACCAATTCCCATCCCGCTACGCCGGGCTCCCAGTGGTTATCACCAAGTGTTGCTCGCCAGTGCTGTCCGTTGTGCATCACCTCGTCACCAATCTGATATAGGTCTTCGTTCAGGCCGCTCGTCCAAGGCTGCCAGTCAGGAACTGTGGGCTCAGGCACCTCTCCCGTCTGCTGCCAGCCAAACACTCCCGGCTCCCAGTGATTGTTTGGGGTGGTGCTCTTCCAATAAGAGCCGTTGTGCTCCACTTCCTGTCCCACCTGATAGAGCGAGGCATTGTGCCCATCCCACGGCTGCCACACCGGGATACCGCCAGTAGGCTCGTAGCGGCGGCGGAACAGGGTAGGTGCAGCATCCGGTGCCCAATCTGCTTGGCTCGTGTGCGCCTGCATCACCTCGTACAGGTGATCGTTGTAGCGCACCACCTTGCCCAAAGCATAAGTAACGCCGCTGCCCTCCCAAGGCGGGAAGAGCACGGCCACAGCCTGTGCCTCGTTCTCGGGCAGTGTCTCGTTCACGATGTCGGCGGTGAGAAGTTTTTCCGCCAAGACCTTGAGAGCAGGGGCCAGCTTAGCTCCCTCATATCCATCATTGAGCTGCTGGCGCTGCTGCTGAGCCTGTTGCTCTGCGGCCCGTTGCGCTGCCTCCTCGGCCAGTTGCGCTGCTGTTTTGCGCTTACTCCAATCAATCATTGTGGCAACTCCAGCGCCCCATCGGGCGGATCAATAAGGGGCTGTGGAAACCGAGCCGCCTCCGATGCGTCCTTGCCATGGGGCAGGAGCAGAGTCAGTTCTAGTGAGCCACCCGTGCGAGTAATATCAGAGACCACCCACGGGCTGTCCACCGCGCCCTTCGGCAGCAGATCGCCTTCGGCCAGATCGCTGAAGTCGTAGGGGGTGCCGTTGATGGTGAGTGTGTCACCCTGCTTGCTGACAGTCAGCGTGTCATCGCGGCGCTGTGGAGAGAGGTTGATTTTCATATCTTCTCCTTAATACCAAAATCCGTGCGCTTGGGCGCT